AAGGACCAATCGGACCTACCGGAGCTCAAGGAGCAACTGGAGCTCAAGGAGCAACTGGACCTCAAGGAGCTCAAGGAGCGACAGGCGGACCTGGACCTCAAGGAGCTCAAGGTGCGACAGGCGGACCTGGACCAACAGGAGCTCAAGGTGCAACAGGCGGACCTGGACCACAAGGGGCTCAAGGAGCAACAGGCGGACCTGGACCAACAGGAGCTCAAGGAGCGACTGGACCTCAAGGAGCTCAAGGTGCAACAGGCGGACCTGGACCAACAGGAGCTCAAGGAGCGACTGGACCTACAGGAGGACCTGGACCTCAAGGTGCTCAAGGCGCAACTGGACCAACAGGAGCTCAAGGCGCAACTGGACCTACAGGCGGACCTGGACCAACAGGAGCTCAAGGAGCACAAGGTGCAGGATTTACCTCGATTTCACCAAATAGTGCTAACAATATATTAATAGCAAATGGTACAAGTAATTCTGCAACATCCGACGCTGCTTTTACATACAATACATCAACAGACCAATTGTATTTGAGTGGAGTTGAATATTTCTTCGTTAATGACCCAACCGTATCACTTACATCAAGTGGTGATTATTATGGTGAAGTTATGACCTTTGGTAGTGGTGCATCTACATTAGGGAACTGTTATTATTGGGGTTCTACTGGCTGGGTTGCAACTGATGCAGATGCTGCGGCATCGTCAGTAGGTTTGTTAGCATTAGCAACATCAAGTGCTGGTTTTGATAGAGGTATGTTAATTAGAGGATTCTTTAAAGATACGACTTGGTCATGGACACAAGGAAATGTACTTTACTTAAGTACAACCGCAGGTAAATTAACTCAAACACAACCGGCAGGTACAGGTGATATTGTTAGAGTTGTGGGATATGCATTATCAAGTGATGAAATATTCTTCGACCCATCTCAAGATTGGATAGAACTGGCATAATATGGGAACAATTACTAAATTAAATAACGTTTTATGTGCTAATATAAATGCAGTGAATAATTTATTGGCAGGTGCTGGCGGGGACATTTCAAAGTGGGATGATAATACTTTTTGTCCTGCAGGTCCGACACCCACTCCAACACCCACTCCAACACCAACACCTACACCAACACCAACACCTACTCCAACACCTACTCCAACACCGTGTCCACCTACTTGTTGTGAAGTGAACCTTTGTTATGGTAGAGATTGTGTAGCCGCTTGTACATGTAACCTTCAAGGAACATTCTTCTTACATATACCATGTGTCGATAATCCATGTCAATTACCATATGCTGATGGAATTTTTGATGATGTGGATTGTACAATACCATCGGCAACTGCTGCTTATAGTGACGGTTTTGATTGTTGGTATTGGGATGGTAGTACTTTATCATACCAAGGAGGTTGTTAATAATATTGATATATAATAGTTTTTGACTATTTTTATATAAAAAGTATTATGCAAATATCTTCATTTATTATTGATAATTTCTACTCAGATGTTGATGAGGTAAGAAAGTTCGCACTTCAACAAGAATATCCTGTTAGTGGTAATTATCCTGGTAGGAGAACCAAGTCATTTTTGAATAACTCCATGAAGGAAGTTATTGAATCTGTAGTGTCCCCCCACTATGGTAAAGTAACTTATTGGTCTGAAGAACAATACACAGGGTCTTATCAATTTACAACATCAAAGGATAGAAGTTGGATACATGCCGACCAAACAACAAAATGGGCCGGTGTTTGTTATTTAACACCCGATGCTCCATTAAGTTCAGGTACGGGGTTATTTAAACACAAAAAAACGGGTCTAACCATGGCTCCAAAAAATCCTGATGGTACGTACAACATGACGATACTAAACGAAATATACAAAGATTCACAAGACATGACTAAATGGGAACTTGTTGATAGAATTGGAAATGTATATAATCGTTTGGTTTTATATCGAGGTGACCATTTTCATATATCAATGGATTATTTTGGTCAAGATATAGATGACGGTCGTTTATTTCAAACATTCTTTTTTGATACTGAAAATTAATGAGAACTAAAAAACCATCCGCAATTTTGTACGGTTGGCGTGAATTAGGAACTTTTACGCTCACCTCAGATGTGTATTACGAAGAAAATCTTTTAGATGAGGTAATTATCTATTCGCTACCGTTTACTGATGATATAAGTAAAGATTATTCTTTATATCAACCAGACATTATCATGGGTTGTGATGATAGAGTTTCATCCAATCATAAAATTATTTCAAATAGAATTATAAGGTATATAAATTTTCCACCTGATAATGTGTTAGCAAATGACGTTGTTTGTCAATCTACCTTTAGAAACTGTGAAAATATAAAACCAAAATTTTCAATATTCACTCCAACATATAGTACAGGAGAAAAAATATATAGAGTGTATGATAGTTTAAAAAATCAAACTTTAGATGATTGGGAATGGGTTATTGTTGACGACACACCAAACCATGCAACTTGGGGTATCATACAAGAGATTTCTAAAAATGACTTTAGAGTAAAAGGTCATAAAATTTATCCTCCAAGTAATGGTAATATTGGTTTAGTAAAACATCGAGCATGTTCTTTATCTAATGGTGAATGGTTAGTAGAATTGGACCACGACGATACACTTATTTCAACTTGTTTAGAGGAGTGTAGTAATGCGATAAATAAATTTCCTAATGCTGGTTTTTTATATAGTGACGTATGTGAACTTTATGAAGATGGTGAAATGAAAACTTATGACCACGATTTATCAGGTAATTGGTATGGTAGACATGATAATTATTTTGATTTTGGTTATGCTGGTCATTCATATGTAGAAGTTGATGGTAAAACTTACATAAATCACCATTACCCCGACATTAATCCTTTAACTATAAGATTTAATATCAGTATGCCAAATCACGTAAGGGTTTGGAAAAAAGAAGTTTATGATAAAATTGGTGGTCATAATATTAATACGCCAATTGCCGATGATTACGAATTGATTGTTAGAACATTTTTGAATACAGAAATGGTCCATATAAAAAAGATGTTGTATTTACAATACAATAATAGAAATAGTGCTGTCGATAATAATGCAATTGATATTAATAGAAGGTCAAGATTGATAAGGGACCACTACGATTTACAAATACATAATAGAATATTAGAGTTAGGTAAAACAGATTGGAATTGGGATGATAATTTAGGTCATTCACAAAAGTTTCAAAATAACATCCATATAAAAAAATACTATGGAGAAGAAGAAGTATTAAATAAAATTTATGAGTAATAGACCAACATTGGCGTTTGCCACCATGTGTAAAAACGAAGAACACATTATCGGAACCGTATTGGATGCGGTCGCACCTTACATTGATTATTTGGTTGTTGCTGATAATGGTTCAACGGATAGAACATTAGAGATTGTACAAGAGTTTATGGATAGAACAGGTATACCTGGTGAAATTCATAATGATGAATGGTTTGGTTTTGATAAAAACAAAAATATGATGATGGAGTACGTTTATGATAAAACCGACTACGTATTACATTTGGATGCTGATGATATTTTAACAGGTGATTTTTATTTTGATTATAATGACGTTGGTTTCGACAATTATTTGATGACCATGAAAAGAGGTACATCAACTTGGAAGGCGACCGTAATTTATAACAATAGATTACATTGGAAATTTTGTGGTGTTGCTCACACGATTATTAAATGTTTAGAAAAACCACACGTCTCAACGGGAGATTTATCTAACAGAGGTTATGTCATAGCTGATGGTGTTGGTTCAAGAGCATTCGACCCAAAAAAATATTTGTATGATGCAGAAAGATTACAAAAACAATTTTGGGATACATTGGTTGAAGACCCCGATGGATTAAATCATCGTTCAGCTTTTTATACCGCACAAAGTTATATGGATTACGGTATGTATAGAGAAGCACTTCAATGGAATAGATTATATACTCGTCTTGAAAATACTTGGATTGAAGAAAGATTCGAAGCTCAAATTAGAATTTCAAAATGTTTAATGGAATTAGATGGAGACTTTGATGAAATCAAAATGGAAATGGATAAGGCTATACAAATATTTTCAGATAGAGCAGAACCATATTTTTATTTTGGATTATATGCTAACATAAAAGGTAATTTTGAACTTGGTTATCAATATCTTTCTAAAGCGAAAAGTTTATCTTTGATTAACGCACAAACTAAATATATCTTATTTGTATTGAATACATGTTACGGTAAATACATAAATGATGAACTATCAGTTTCGTGTTATTGGACGGGTAGATACCAAGAAGGTTTAAAGTATTTGCTTGAGATAATTGATGATGGTGAATTTTTACAACATAAAGATAGGTTGATGGAAAATTTTAATTTCTTTAAAGAAAAAATGAGTTAATGGAAAAAGTTGATGTTTTAATAATTGGTGGAGGTATTACGGGATTATCTTTGGCTTCTTTTTTGAAAAAAAGAGATTACTTGGTTTTAGAAAAAAGTCAAACATTAGGTGGATATTGTAAAACTAAAATTAGTGGAGATTTTGTTTGGGATTATTCAGGTCATTTTTTTCATTTTAATAATTCAGAAATAAAAAACTATATTTTAGAGAACATTGATAGTGAGATATTAGAAGTTAAAAAAATTACGGACATTTATTATAATGGTGAAATCATAGACTTTCCATTCCAACAAAATATACACCAACTTAATAATAAGGAATATGAAGAATGCTTGACAGATTTGAATAATTGTGATGGTATTGATAATACAACATTCAAATCTTATGTAAAATCAACTTTAGGTAATGGTATATGTGATAAGTTTATAATACCATATAATGAAAAATTATATGCTTGTGATTTGAACGAATTGGAGTTTGACTCTATGGGTAGATTTTTTCCATCCACAACTGAAAAAAAATCGTATAATGATACATTCATTTACCCTAAAAAAGGAAGTTATGAATATATTAAATCAATACTTAAAAGATTGGACCCTGAAAAGATTTTAACACACACAGAGGTTATTAGTTTAGATTTAGAAAATAAAATTGCTAGAACAAATACAGGTACTTATCAGTTTGAGTCATTGGTTAGTACATTACCGTTTGATGTTATGTTAGGACTTCTTAATCAACCTAGTAATCTTTCCGCAAATAAAGTTTGTGTTTTTAATTTAGGGTTCAATAAAGGTACTAAGATTAAAACACATTGGAGATACTTTCCTAATGATGAGGTTTTTTATAGAGTTGGGTTTTACAATAATATTCTTAACCAAGAAAACCTTAGTCTATACGTTGAGGTTGGATTAAAACAAAATGAAGAATTTGACCAAAAAGATTTATTAAGTGATATATTATCAGACTTGAAAAAAGTTGGTATTATTGATGACCACAAACTTACAGACTACCAATTTTTAGTTATGAGCCCCGCATATGTGCACATCACTAAAGAGAGTAAAAAAACATATGAGGATTGGAAAAATTTATATAATCCTAAACAAATACATTCTATTGGTAGATATGGTTGTTGGACATATTGCTCTATTGAGGACAATATCATACAAGCAAAAGAAACTGCTAAGACTTTAGACAACTACCTATAGTGGTCACCACCAACCCACAATACAAAACTTCTTCTTGTACCTTTAGTTACTTTGGTAACTCTATGCATCATATAACTTGGAAAAATGAATACGACTCCAGCACCACGTTCAGCAACTGCCACATTATCACCACCACTCCACATTTCTAAATCTCCCCCTTCATATTCATCCGCTTCGGATAGTTGGACAGTGATAGAAACTTTTCTTTGTGTACCAATTCCAGGACCAATATCTTGATGCCAATCATAATGACCTTCTTGGGTATCGTAATATTCAGTGTATTGAATAAGTTCGTTTGCTGAAATAAGATTAAATTTCCATACTTCATTATTTGCTGTTGCGGCCATATCCATTAATTTTTCATACAACCACATCCATTCATCATTTTTCGGTATCCATTTGACTGATGAACTTCTAATCTTTTTTATAATTTCTGGATTATCACTACCAAATACAGTCGCGTCATTGAATGGTAATCGGGCAACACCATCATAAATTTTATTCAATTCTTCCCTACTGAAACCTTCTTTGTACCAGTAATAGTTTTGTAAATTTATTTGTTCTTTAAAATTCATATTATCTATTGTCTATGTAAATTATTACTTCATTATAGTATTCTAAAAAATGTTCGTTCCATAAGTCCCATTTTATATCAACACCATCGACTGAATTTATTTCGTAGTTATTATAATTAATCAATACATTATCTCTAAAATATCTAAACTTTTGATTTAATTCTGGTGTTCCTAAATGCCATTCACCCGATATTAATTTAACATTTTCTTTGATGAAATCTAAATTTTCCTGACTGAATACATCGTATTCTCCACCCTCACAATCTAACTTTAAGAAATCTATTTTTTTAATATTATATAAATCTACTAATTTTTTAAATGTTATTGTTTCCATCATAGTTTCACCACCAAACAATTGGTCGGATTCCACTATGGAATTTTTTGAACCAATACCTTTATTAATTTGTGTTACGGGGTGACCTATTGTATTATTTACTAAAGTTTTAAATTCAATTTGACTTGGTTCTAAACAAAAAACATGTTTTGGTTTTTTGTGTAATATTGATTTTGTAAAAGGACCAACACTTGAACCTATATCCATTACAATATCACCTTCTTTTACTTCAAAGTGTTTTTCATAAATTTTATTATCAAATATCTCATCAGTGATTGCTCCCTTATGAAAATCAGCATGCATCATATCTGAGTTATTCATCCACCCCCAATCAAAATCTGATGGAACATTACTTTTACTTTTATTTATAATTTTTTCAATTTGTTCAATAACCATTTCTGAACCAATCTCTTTAGTACATTCAAATTGTCTTGAAGTACCTTTATGTATAGGACACCAATTCCAATCACCAGCATCTAACCTATCCCAATTAAAACATCCGTGACATACATTTTCATTGATAACTCTATAAGTGTCTAATGTTGTTTCAGACCATTTTTCACTAAATCCTGAAATTAAAACTACTGGTAATTCACAAGCCCATGCTAACCAAGAAAGACCTGAACCTAAACCAATAAAAAATTCACAAGTTGCTAAATCATCTATAACTTCTTGTACTGAACCACCTTTATATAAGGTAACTCCTTTTGGGTAAAAATTATTCATATACCCATCACCCTCTTTTGAGTAAATCATACATTCGTACCCAAGATTATTTAGATAATCAACAACTTCTTGCCAACCCTTTTTATTATTCCAATATTTTGATTGCGCGGTAGAATGAAATCCAATACCTACCTTTTTCTTTTTTTCTACTTTTGGTAAATTTAATTTTGGTCGTATTTCTTTATATTCTAAACCTAAAATATCAGATGCGGTTTGTTGTAATGGTAATGGTTTGAAATCACGGGGGTGTTTGTTCAAATCTAATTCACCATCTTCTTTATAAAACCAACCTAAATTATATTGTGCAAAAATATTATAAACAACACTTCCAGGTTCAACAAATTCAATTTCAGGGTATTGGTCTTTGAATAGATAATTCATGAATGTAGATACAACTACATGACAATTATGTTTTTTTCTAAATTCATCAACATATGGAAACCATGATAATGTGTCACCTAAAGATTTTGAACCAAATGAAATAAATACCCGTTTGTTTGTGTAGTCATTACTATTTTGATATATTAATTCATCGTTTTCTCTTACCTCAACTCTCCAATTTGAATGGTATTCTTTATTTAATTTAACCCAACTATTAATTGGTATGTTGTTTTCATATGCGACTTGGTTGTTTTCAAAAAACTTTACATTCAATTTATTTTCGGTTGAACCGTTAATTTCTAAATATGGATTTACTACATAATGATTAGAAAATGTATAATCATTTTTTATTTGATTATTCACCATAAACTCTAAATCTAAAACTTTGAAGTAAAAATCACGTAATGATTTCCCTAAATCAAAAGTTTCATCCAACTTATAGGATTTTCCGTTTTCAATTAATTGTAATAGTTTGGTTGTTGATAAATTTATATCATCATTTTCTATTTCAGTTATAAATCCGTCAAACATACCAACATATTGAGGTAAGTTTCTTGCCATTATTTTCATTCCATAACTAATGGCTTCCCTTAAAACTAAGGGGTTACATTCGTTAATTGAATTAAACATAAAAACATCACAAGCAATCATAAAATCAGAAACATCATTTCTTTCAAGCCATACCGTCACATTGGAAGGTAAGTTATCCATAATAGGTTTCCAATAATCTTCAAAATTCGGAGCTTGGTTTCCAATAAAATGAAAATGAACGTCCTTATTTTCTTCCCATACTTTTCTTGCAATTTCAACACCCTCACCTTGATTTTTTCCTGAAGTCCAAAGACCAACATTCAACACATGAGTTTTGAATGGGTCTATTCCTAACTTTTCTCTTTTTGCTATTTTTTCTATCAAAGGAACTCTAAATTCATTATTATAAATCTGATGTTTTTCTTTAATATCTGAAACTAAATCTTCCAAGGGGTAAAGTTGAACCTCTTTATATGATGGTTCGTTTTTAAAAGTTTTTTCTATATGAAATGGTGTTACTAATGAATACGCATCAGGATGTAATTTTCTATTGTCAGGACTAAACCAATTATTATGACAAGACTCAACAATTTTCCATGTTCTATCATTCGAATAAATTGTATTTAATAATGATTTTGAAACTCTATTGAAACTTTCGAATGCTTCACTAATTTCTTCAAAATGAACAATATCTATATTTTTTTCTTTTATAATGTCTATTAATTTTTCTTTCTTTTGTTCTTGGGTTTCTTCTCCCAAAATACTCAAATTAATAAAATGTTCATCATCCAATAAATTAATAATTTGGTCTCTCTGAACTACATATGTGTGACTAAACCTTGAAAACTCAACAACAAAAATTTCAATTTCATCTTTGTATTTTTGTAATTCCTTAATTCTTTTTAATAAAAATTGTGGCATACCTCCTGTTGAAAGGTGTGGTGTTACGTATAATAATTTTATCATATTTTGTTTTTTATTTTTATTTAAACTTTGCCAATATGCAAGTTCCATATCATCTTCATAATTTTGGTCTCGTCCTTCTGAGTCCGAAAAACTCGGTCCTTGTGTAAATAACATCGGGACTGTAATCCCAAAATTAAATTTCTTATGTCTATCATTATGTATAAATCTGTATGTGTTACTAGAGCAATCATTTAAAAACATATCAACCGCACACATATAAAATTGACTTGTTGGTGTTAAAAATTCTGTCATAATTGTCATCCAATGCTCCACAAAATGTCTTTTGTAAAATAGTGATTGGGTACATAACATCTCTTCAAATGAACCATGAGTTTTACCATTCAATTTAATTTCACTTCTTGGTAATAATTTAACTCCTAATCCAACAACATCGTAATGATTTACAGTTTCACACCAATTATCAAAAATTTCATTTATTTCATTTTTTGATACTCCATTCATTAATTTAATATCATCCTCAAACACAATTACATTTTGTGCGTCAGTTGATAGGAATTTTGTAAATAGATTTACGTATGCGGCATTACAACCCATTTTTGTATATTTTGGGTCATCTAAAATTACTCCGTCTATAAATTCATAACCTGTAATTTCTAATTCATCAAGTAGTTTGATTACACTTTCTTTTCTATCTGTTCGATGAGGTAAATTTATTACATAACCTACGTCTGCAATTTTTATATCTTTATAATAAACACCTTTAAGTTTTTCAATCATAGAATCAATAACATTTAATCTTTTTTCTCCATGTATAAAGAATAATTCGGCTCTCTTTGATGGAACTAATAACCAATCTTTTATATGTCTTGGTTCACCTGTAAATGTAGTTTTATCATTAATTAAATCAATTGTTTCTAAACTTCCATTTACATATACACTCGGCAATCCTCTTGAAACTTTGTGTTTCCATAATAAACAATTAACTATTGTCTCTTCGTGATAGGCAGCATACTTAACTGTATTTTCTTTGATGATTGGGTTTAAACACATTTCAGTCCATTCGTCGATAAATGGTATTGTGTTTTGACCTGCAAGAAAATAACCTGTTTGTCTATACCCTGATTGGTATCTAAATGACTGGTTGATATTATATAATTCACAAATGGGGTGTTCTAAAGTTTTGGTTAAATCATTATCAATACCACCAACACCGTCCCAATACATAAAATCATACACACCCTTTGTAAAATATGGAACAACCTCATCTTTAGGGTATAAATCAAATATCTTTTCTAAATTTTGTAAACAGATTGTGTCGGCATCCAAATAACAAACAACATCAGTAAAATTTTCTAAAACATCTTTAGTTATTGCGGGTCTTTGAATTAAAGTATCGTAAATTGCAATCCTATTCCTATCGATATAAAAGTTACCATTACCCTCGACATTAAAAAGTTCTTCATTTTGGTTTCTTATATCACAAATCCATTTTTTAACAAATACGTTTTTTTCATTTATTTCTTCATGGTGATTTAATAAGTAAACAAATATTGGTAAATCTGAAAAAGACCTGATAGACTTGATTGTTTTTTTTATAATCGGTAAATAATTTTTATCTCCATATAATAGAAATGACCTATCAAATTTTTTTGTACTATCCATCCCTTAAATAATAATAATTTGGAATTGTAAATGAAGTATTTATAAAATAAAATGCCATCACCAAATAAAATAAAATATTCCACATCACTTACCCCTGGTACAATTAAAGCGGGAAACTTCTTAATTGGGGTAAATGATGATGTTACATATGGACCGACTTCAGTTACAGGATTCTATCAAAGTCTGACACCGGTAACGAGTGGGTTTACTGTCCATCAAAATAAGGTAACTTTAGGTCCTTCTACTTTTAGACCAAATAACGATAGTGAATTTATAACATTGGCGAAAGCTTTAGGTGGAAATGTTACAGGAGTTACTGATAGTATCGTGTATTTAGAATCACAATCAGATATTGTTGTTCTAAATAGGGATTATGAGGATATTGTTACAAGTGGTTTATCTATATGTTTAGATGCTGGTTACACACCATCATATCCTAGGTCAGGAACAACATTTTATAATGTTGCTAATAGTAATAATACATTGACTTTTAGTTTATTAAATGGGGTGAGTTACTCTTCAGAGGTAGGAGGTTCCTTAGTGTTTGATGGGTCCGATGATGAGGTTGTTAGTAATGATGTATATACTATGGTATCGGGAATGACTTGGGATATATGGGTTAAAAGGACATCTGACGGAAATATATTCAATATGATGATGAGTAATTTTATACCATATATGGCATTTAGAGGAACAGGTAGCGGTTCGGATATAAATAGATATCAGATATCATATCGTACAATTACGGGGGGGACAACAAGTCAAAGAAATTTATATTCAACAGGCGCAACCTTCAGTAATAATATATGGTATAATTTTACTTACACTTTATTATATGATTTACAAAATCAACTTGCCACCGCAAAAATTTACGTTAATGGAGTTTTCAATACATCTTCTTCAAATTACACCGATTCACTTTATCAACCATCTTCAGGTAGTAGATTACGTTTAGGTAATTACACAAACAATCAATATCCATTTCCGGGTAATATTGCAAGACTTTTAGTTTACAATAAAGTATTATCGGACGCTGAAGTCCTTAAAAATTACAACGCACAAAAATCAAGATTTGGTTATTAACTAATTATTCTTTTTTTTTTATCTTTTCATATCTTTTAATATATGAAAGAAATTTGTTTAGATATTACTGGTTGTAGAGCATTAGGAGATGCATTATGTGCAACACCACTTATTAGAAAATTATACAATTCTTATAATAAGAAGGTTTCGGTAATTACACATATGATAGAGTTATTTCAAAATAATCCATATGTTGAAAGTGTATATCACGATTTAATTAATAGAGAAGAATTAAAAGAAAAATATGACATATATAATACTTTTGATGTGTCATATAAAGAAAACGGAGTTTGTAATAAACATAACTCAATGGACATCAGACAATTTCATGCAATATCTTTAGGATTAATGCTCACCAAAGAAGAAATGACTTTAGATTACATTCCAAAGTATTCTACAGTGGTGCCAAATATACCGGAAAAATATGTTTTGATTCACTCAGTTCAAAATTGGAACTCAAGAACTTGGGATATTAATAATTGGAAATTTTTAACAAAACTATTAAATGAAAAAGGAATATCGGTCATTTCTATCGGTAAAGACTCTTCAGAATTAGGAGGTTCAAACGTAGATAAACCTGTATTTGATTTTGAAATTCAAAATGGATTAAATTTAGTTAATAAAACAACATTAGATGAAACTTGGAGTTTAATTGCAAACTCACTTTGTTTTATTACAATGGACTCAGGTCTTTTACATTTAGCAGGAACAACAGATGCTCAAATCATTCAGCTTGGTAGTTCAATAAATCCTGAATTTAGAGCACCATATAGGTATGGGTCTCAAGATTATAAATATCATTACATTAGAGGTGGTTGTGGATTACATTGCGCTTCAGATGTAAAATATGGGGTAAGAGAGTGGGGTTCAATACAAGGAGTTCCACCTTTGGTTAATTGTTTAGAAAACAAACCGACATTTGAATGTCACCCTTCAGTTATTCAAGTTTATAATAAAGTATTGGAATTCGTTTAAGTAGAATATTTATCTAATAAAAGATAAATGCCAAACGCAATAAAACGTAATACAGTAACTGAAAGTTTATCGTTAAAAAAAGGTAATTTTTATATCGGAACATTGGACGTAGGTAAAGGACCTACAAGCAGCACTGGATTTTGGAATGGTATTACTCCTCCTCGTGGTGGTTATACCATATATTTAAACAAATCAAGTAACGGACCTTCGATATATGTAGCTGCAAATGATTCTGATTTAGTCAGTTACACAAATAAAATCGCCGGCACAAATTACACCACCGCGTCGCAGTGTTTATCATATTTTGCAGAACAAACAGATAGTTTCGTATTAAATAAAGATTATGATGCATTAATCACAGATGGTTTAGTCTACTTAGTTGATAGTAGTAATGTGTCTTCATACCCAGCTAATGGAACCACGTTATACCCTTTAATGAATACTGGTGGTGTGGGTAATGGGACTCTGTCGAATGGAACATCTTGGGAAAGTACTAATGGTGTTTTTACTTTTGACGGTTCTGACGATTTAATCTCTATAGGTAATTCAAATAATTTTAGTAATATAACTTGGTCAAATGGTTTTACAATTGCGGTTTGGTATAAAATAGATTCTTTGTCCGATTTTAGTAACCAATTTAGATGTATGATTGGGTCCACAGGGACTAGAAGTTTTAACTTTTATTTATATGGCTCAACCACCAATCCTACACAACTTTATTACCATTTTAGTTCAAATTATAATTCTGGACTCTCAAACTTAGTAACAGTATCAACAACAAGATATCATTTAGGTATTTTTACTATCAATTCTAATGGTTCAACATACTATCACGATGGTGTCGCATCAGGTAATCAGGGAGGTGCAACACCTGCATATTATACTGAAGGGGGGACACAATATTTGGGTAGATGTGATAATCAATGGAAAGGAAAAATATCGAGGTGGGCATTATACAATAGGTCGTTATCACAAGCAGAGGTTACACAGACATTAAGAAATAGTGGACCTACTTTTTTTAATACTTGTAAAACTTGCAAAGAAATATTAGATACATTTCCACAACTGTCGGGGTATGACGGTCTATATTGGGTATATCCGGGGGGAACTAATTCATCACCATACCAAGTTTATTGTGATATGACAACTGATGGTGGTGGTTGGATGTTAATTGCGAGAAGTGCACCATCAGTAACCTTAGGTGGTGAAAACTGGGGTTGGAAAGGTGGTGCGGTAGGTAGTATAAATGATTTTTCTAAGGCGTATCAATTAGGATGGGGTGAAATATGGGATGGTAACGCAACATTTACTTCATTTATATTCGGTAATCAAAGAACAAACGCCGATAATAGTTGGGGTCCATTTATTTATAAAGTTTCATCGATAAATTACTCAACTTTTTTTGGGTCCGACACACAACAATCATATACCAACTCCACAATAAAAAGTAACACCGCGGTTTATGGTACTACTGATTTTCCTGGTATGCAACAAGCAGTTGGTTATACGACAACGGGAACAAACAATAATATTTATTACATGAGAGATTGTTGTGGTTTTGCTGGTTATGGTGGTGGATGGGGTGGTATGACTACGGTTTATTGTGGTGCAAACTTTTATTATTCGGGTCCTTGGTGTGGTGGTGAAACAACAACCGGAGGTGTTTATGATTTCAATACATATACGTCAAATGGATTGACATACGGAGGAACTCAACATTATATGATTATGGTAAAATGAGACAAATAGTATTAAAAACAACGGACAATCAAAGAGTATTATTTAACTCTAATAATACTAGTTTAATGTTAAATCAAGAACAACCATATGGTATTGAATATAGAAAACCATGTAGTTCGACATTAACTGAAACGGAATCAAATAATTGGTGGAATTATGTTGACCAACTACTTATAGAAAGACCGACATCTAATTTTCATTCAGTTTGGAGGATTAATGATAATAACATTATTTACGGTTTTGAAAATTAAAATATATATTTATGCCGAACACAATAAAATACTCAACAACTGGTGACACACTTTCATTAAGAAAAGGTAACTGGTTTATTGGTGTTGGTGACCCTAAAGGACCAACTTCAAGTACCGGTCACTGGGCCGCAATTAATCCTCCCACAGGTGGATACACAATCTATGAAAATAAAGCATCAGACGGACCATCAATTAGGGTACCTGAAAGTGATATTGATTTAATTAGGTGGGCAGAAACTTTTTATAGTGGTGTTAATATTTCTACTGTTTACAGTGCAATTACACACCTAAATACAAACACAACCACAATGGTTGTTAATAGAGAATATGAAAATATTGTAACTAATGGGCTTGTTTATAATTTGGATGCTGGTTATGTACCATCATACCCTAAGTCAGGGTCAACTTGGAATGATGTAAGTTTAAGTGCAAGAACAGCAACTTTAATTAATACACCAACATTTAATTCTTCAGGATATATTAATTTTTCAAAAACAAGTTCACAATATGCAACAACACCAAACATTGGAACTATACAAACATGGACAGTAGAAGCTTGGGTAAGATTTTCATCCTCATTAAATGGTCAAGTTGCGATGGTTGTAGGAAATCAATTTAATGGCTCAACAAGTATTAACTTTACCATTGGAACAAATGGTGCTCCGTCATCATATAATATTCAAGTTGGATTTTTTCAAAATGGATGGAATAACACAACAGGATTTGCACCAGTGCTTAATACTTGGTATCAAATTGTCGGAAGATATGGTGGTGGGCAATTAAGTCAATTTGTAAATGGTGTTGCTTCAGGAGGAACAGTTAACGTTACTGCAACTTTAGCATCAGGAGGAGAAATAAGGCTAATGAGAAGGTGGGATGATGCCGTTTCATCGACCAATTTAATAGATGGTGATTTGGGTATTGTTAGAATTTATAATAGATTTTTATCATCTACCGAAATTCTACAAAACTATAACGCACAAAAAGCAAGATTCGGATTATAATGCCAAACGCAATTAAATATTCAACAACAGGCGACACCCTATCATTAAAAAAAGGAAATATCTTTTTTGGTGTTGGTGATGTCGGTAAAGGACCATCGAGTGCCACCACGTATTATAATGGTGTTACTCCACCTTCAGGTGGGTATACAATTTACTCATATAATGCCGCTCAGACTTCAAAACTTAGTTTCCATACTGCGGTTAATGACTCAGCACTTATTACATACACAAACGGAGTATCGGGTCAAAACTTTAGTACTGCGACACAATGTTTGAATTGGTACGCAACACAATCAAATTATGTTTGTGTTAATAGAGATTATGAAGGGATAGTCACAAACGGTTTGGTGTTAAATGTAGATGCAGGTTTTACACCGTCATATACATCATCAGGTACGACTTGGTATGATTTATCTTATGGTGGTTATAATGGGGATTTGGTAAACGGACCAACTTTTAATAGTTCAAATGGAGGTAGTATTGTTTTTGATTCCGTGGATGATGAAGTTAATACGACATATGGACCAACCTTAGGAGATTTTACCATAGGTATTTGGTTCAAGGATAATGGTACTCCCCAATATGGTAGACTAGTAGATAAATCATATACTAATGGTTTTTGGTTAGGTAGAAACGATACAACACCAAATAGTTGGGGTGGGGGTATAAAAGAAACAAGTTTTCCATATGGAATTTTTCTAAACCTTACTGACGGCCAATGGAATTATTTAGTATCTATTAGAAGTGGTACAACTCATATATTATATGGAAATGGTATTGCAAACACAACCAGTAATACAGTGACATCATCCGCACTTGATAGTACCACATTTTCTATTGGTGCTTGGAGTGGTTCTGAAAACTCACAAAGGTTTAAAGGTAATATAGCCGTTGTGCAAGTTTATAATAGAGCTTTGACCAGTACTGAGGTTTTACAAAACTATAACGCACAAAAATCCAGATTTGGATTATAATTATAAATAAAATATTATGGCAGATTTACAAGAATACGACAACAGAAGATTTATGATTTTTAACGTTAGTGAGTTAAATCAAATTGATTTTAATACTGTGTTAGAAACATCTGCAGAAACCGTTAGAAAATCAGTTAATCAAACAAAAACATTTGTAAAATGGGATGGTACGATACCAACTTGTGTTAGTAATTTAACAACAAAAGAAGGACCATATACATATGAAGAAATATTAACAATTCTAGCAACTTCAGAATGGACTGACCCTAACCCAATGATATAATGCCAACATCAAGACCATTCGCATATAATCCTGGTTCACAGATAAGTGGAACATTACAATTTGGTAGTGTTGCTGTTGGCACACCAACTTCTGGTGTAACAGGAAATCCAAGATGGTTTAATGGTCCTGACGAAGATTTAGGTTATGTTATAGCAATTCCGGTATCAGACGGAAATCAACCTGTTCCTGATGGTTCATTTGCATCAATTGGGTTTTTTAGGTCGACAGCTCGTACTGAAGGGTCATATATTGAAATATCAAAAATTATTTCAATTAATCAAAATTTTACAACAGGTAATGAGGCGTATCTTTGGTTGAGCGGTAATGGATATTGGTCTTCATGGAATTATACAACTCCTACACCAACTCCAACTGCAACACCTACTCCGACACCTACACCAACGCCAACCGCAACTCCAACACCAACTCCTACACCAACACCTGCAGGTAGTGCGGTCACATTCTCTCAAACATTTACTTCAGGTACTGCTCCAGGTTCAACAATAGAAACAGCATGGACAACATTCAGAGGTCAGTTAACGGGCACTTATACCAAATTTGATTTCTTCAGTTCAAACGGACAACCAGGGTATACCGGAATAACGGATTCAGTCAAAGTACAACAACTTGCAAATGCCCTTAGAACGGGCACAACGGGCATTAGTTTTGTAACAACAATAAGTGGTGTTACTTGGAACGTTGGGTGTTGTGCTTGTAGAGCTGGGGGTGCTTTAAACGGAGCCGTTGAATTTGCAAACGTTGCTTTATGTGCGGGTAGTAGTACTGCAGCTTTAAGGCCTTGGATTAATAACGCAAACTGGGGTGGTATTGGAAGTACTGTTGGTGCTGCTACACAAACATTAACTCTTAGATTTTACTAACTATGGTAACTTATGACGTAATAGAAATTCCAACAGGAAACGTAGTGTTTTCAGATTCAACTTATGAAGATTGTTTAAATTGGATTGAAACGTATGGTGACATACTTAACTACACAATTGTAGAACATCAGGTTTAAAAAACACTCTTTCTTTACTACCAACCATTTGTTTATACCATAAACCTTTATTATCCATCCATACGTATGGGTCATTAGGGTTTTCAGTCCAACCGTGTTTTGAATAATACTCAGAATCTTTACGTAAAAGATTTGCTCTATGAGAAGAGTGAAATTCTTCGGTACCTAACCAATGAGGTAAAACAAACTCACCTTCAATATGTTCGTGAACCATTGTGTTTTTGAAACCACGTTCAACCCACACATCAATACTATCGTTGTAGTATTGTTTAAGAGCATTTACATAGTCTTTCCACATAACAGAACAAGGGTGATTTAACCAACCCTTATATGGTTTACCATCTTTACGGGTACGACCTGTGATTGCAGATATGATTTGATATGCCTCCACACGCTGTTTACCAAGACGTTTGTTGTCTAAACTTTCTAATGATTTTCTAAAATCTGTGTATGGAAGGAACGTTTGCATGATTTTTTTTTGTATTACGATATATTTATAAAACAAAGATAATAAAAAAATTAAAATAATTAAAAAAATTATGAAAAGAATTGTAAGATTAACAGAATCTGATTTAGCTCGTATCGTAAGAAGAGTTATTGCTGAAGATGCTACTGCAGCAACCGCAGCAAGTCCAAAAAAAATTACAAAAGATTTTACCGTTACAGGTGATGAGTCCTTACACTTGAAAATCAGCTCTAAAGTTGGTGGTATGGCTAATAAATTGGCAGGTAATCCGAACGTTGTTGAGTTTGATGCATTATTAAAGTATTCTAGCAAACCGGCATATGATGGAAGCTTCGACCAAAAAAATGCAGGAAGAGTGATTCCAGTTAAAGGTTATTTTGGTTGTAATAGTGGTAAATTGACTGCTAAGGACCCATCTACAGGAAAAGTTGTAGAATTTTTTGATAACTCAATGAGTACTTCAATGATGGCATTCGAAGATTTCTTACTTGAAACAGGTCTTTGTGCTAGCATCTCATAATTAAAGATATATTATAATAAAAAAGGGGAGTTTTCACTCCCCTTTTTTATTTGTTTTTAATTACAATGTAAAAACCGTAATCTTGTTTATCGTAAGACATACCTAAACCATATTTCTTTGTTGTTTTATCTAAAAGAATAGACATCGCATCCTCCATACCAACACAGTAATCAAAGAAAGAATCTGCAATTACTTTATTAATATCTAATTTTTTAGTATCAACTTTACTAAAACAAAGTACAGGAATTTTATCCCAAAATTGTTTAGCTGATTTATCATCATTTGTGAATTTAGGTTTAAATTGATTCATGTTTTTAGCATCAACCACACATAATTTTGTAAGGTTTACATCCAACTTTACTGGTGAGAGACCGTAAGACTTTCTGAACTCATCAAAAGACTGTTGTAGGTATGATTGAACAATTTTCATATCAACTTTCTTTAAAAAAGCTTCATTGTAGTCAAAAGAAGTCCCGTCTTTTGGTCCAATATATACTGAACCCTCATACATTTTACCCATCCAAATGTCAGACTTCATTGGGTAATTTGCCAATGAGTATTTGCTCTGTGCATTAGAAACGAAAACAATTAGAAGTGAAAAAATTAAGATGAGGTTTTTCATAGTTTTTATGTTTTTAAGATTGGTGAATGATTACACTACAAAGATAAGACCTTTTTTTGATTTGCCAAAAGGTATTGAAAATATTTTTAAAAAATCCCATCATAATAAAATGATGGGATTAAATGGTGGAGGTGGAGGGACTCGAACCCTCGTCCAGTCTATCCTGTCAGATAAGGACTACACGTTTAGGTCAAGGTTTTTCATACCTTCCGAAATATCTAAGTTCTCACACCGCTCAGCAACGGTGGTAGTTCTTTAGGGGAACCACACCCTTTTTGTTTTCTTTTAGAGTAAAAACCAACTCATCTGCGACTTCTGTTGCTAGGTTATATGTCTGACCGACCCCCCGTTTCCGTGCTTATATTAAGCTACAGTAACTTGCTCAGTTGCAATTAAACCAACCACTGAAAGGTTATCAAGTACGTTGCCGTATAAAAATCGAATCAGTTTTTAAAGAGATTAACTCAGTCCCTACGTGCCCTTATTCCTCAGCCAATACCTGTCAAATCCAAAAACACCCCCAATACTTTCAAAGAACTCTTTTACAAATATAATACAAAGATTTGTATTAAACAATATATTTATAAATACATGAAAAAAATATTAAATATTTTTGAGGAAGAAGAAGAGAAGGAATTAACCGACTACGAAAAAATTCTTGCACTTAATAAAAGAAAGATTGACCCGTATGAAACTCATTTTGATGGGTGTGATGGTACTGATTATTCAGACTATTATGAAGTAGGTTATGACGGTATCACTTTTACTTTTCATGATGGATTAGAAGAATATCTAAGATTTTTTTTCAAAGAAACTTACGGTGAAGAAGGTTCAGATGCTTGGTATGAAGCAGGATATCTTGATGCTATGAGTAGAGGTCAATGGGAATGGGATACTTGGGATAGAGCAAGTGAAGATTGGGATGAAGGGTATACAATTGAATCAATAAAAGGTGAACCATTAAAACTTTTATATGATATATTAAAAAAATATCAACCACACTTATTAAATTCCTTTGAGGTTATTGATAACCAAGTTCGATGGAAAGGTGATAAAGAAACAGATAAAATAAATGATTTTATTGAATCTGTAAGTAAAAGGGCAAAGGATGATTTAATAGATGCATATGCAAATGCGAATGATATGGCAACAGATGCTGAAGTTCCAAGTTATCTTGATGATATATATTGTAATTCTTTATCCGTTATCAATATTGAAAATCAATCAAAAAATTGTTATTGGAAATATCATTTAAGTTGGGGTGATGCTATTATGTTATTTGTAAGATACGGAACTCCTGAAGATTGTTTGATGGACATAATGTTTAAAGCAATAGAAAAAGAAGTTACAAAACATGCTCCAGAATATTATGAAATTCAATACGAAGCTTGGAACAGAGATGTGTTTTATGAACAATTTAATAAAAGATGTGTTAGGGTGTTAGAAAGTTTAATGGAAGAGTTAGACGATATGGTTGAAGAAGGCGGAGAAGAAAAAATGAAAAAATACTTTCAAATTTTAAACACACTAAATGAAAAAATAGGATTTAATACAAATAAAAAAATTCCAGGAGGTTATGAAATTAGAGTATTTGATGTTGATAAAGACACTTTAATGGTTAATTATGGTTTACGTAAAACCGACAAATGGGGTGAACCATTTAAAAAGGGCTCCTCCCCATTACGTCGCATCTTGAACATGTTGGTAACACCACCAATTGTTCCTTATATTGATTAATACATTTTAATCAATCTTTCTTTAATAATTTCATAAAGACTTACTAAATCCTCATCGGGAATAAATAAAAATCCGTCATCATAAGCATCACTTAATGTGATACCATCTTTTTCTTCATAAACGTCGATAGTTTCTAAACGGTGGAAAGTCTCGTCTTGGAAACCGAATACGTCTACGTCTTTGTCTAATTCTTCTACAAATGAATTCATAATTGTTTTTTGTGTGTATACTATTGGTTTGTAAAGATACTCATATTTTTTTAATCCCAAAACTTTTACCATATTTTTTCCAGCTTCAATTGCACATTTCACATCTTCGATTGAAATGAACTCTTGTGCTGAGTGCATATTATAGTAACCACAAGACATATTGATACAAGAAACGTCAATTTTTTTCTTTAATTGTGAGATGTCAGTATAAGGGTGAGATTGAATTAACATTTCATTACCAAAACTTTCAGTAATAACTTCTAATGTTTTTTCAAAGAATTCACTATCACGTTCAAATAAACGAACTCCCGAGCAAATCTCGGTAATTAAGTGATTACCTGGCGCATCGTATTGAGTAATATACCCAACATCTTGTAAGAAGTTTACATCACATTTTGATGAACCATGACAACCTGTTTCTTCTGATACAAATAAACCGATTTTTACTTTGTCTAATTGTTTAAGTAATTCTAAACAAATAAAAATACCACATTTGTCGTCACCACCAATACCTGTTGGGTTTCCCTCTGTATCGTAAGCCTTTAATACGTCAACAAGAGTGTCGTCAAAAGTTTTACCAAAAGTGTGTGGTCGTTTCAATTTTTCTTCTTCGACAACAATCTTATCTATTTTAGAGTGAACCGTATCTGTGTGTGCAATAAACATCGGATAGAATTCACCTTCTTCAAGTGTACCCTTTGTTGCATAGATGTTCATCATCTCATCACGATAAAAAGACACCCCCTCAATACCCTCAAGTTCATCACAAAGGTATTCCACCATATCCTCCTCTTGATATGTTTTTGACGGTACTGAAAGGAGTTCTTTAAATTTATTTAGGTCCATTATTTTGTTTTTTTTTACAAAGGTAATATATTTATATAATAAAATAAAAAAATATATCAAATTTTTATGAAAAAATTTTTAATGACAGAATCAGAAAAATCAAGAATACTTGGTATGCACTATAACGCAATGGGTAAATCATTAGTTAAAGAAGAGGCAGGTGACCCGGGAACAATTAACGCAGTGCCGAGAGAACAAGATTTAGTTGACGGGGGTATGAGTTATATTGGTATTGATTATTATGATGAGGATGGTAATAGAAAACAATACTATTACCATTGTACACCGTCGGTTTATTCAAAAAAGGAAGATTGGAATGTACCAGGTAATAGAGCAGGTGATTTTACGGACGGTGATAATAACTTAGTAACACTTCAACTAAAGGGTGATTATAAGACACAGTTAAAAAATGCTTGTCAAAACATTTACACTTTTTATAATAATTATAAAAAAACTTTTTGTGCGAACCCCAAAAATAAAACAAAAGATGCCTATGAGTTTTTATGTCCTAAAGAAACTCCACAACCTCAAGTTGCTGCGGCTACTACGAAAGTAACAGCACCAAATCCTGTTTCTGATGCTAATGTGGCTGATGCACAAAAAAGAGCGGCAGAAGCAAAAGCAAAAATAGAACAAGCAAATATTGACCTAAAAAAATTGATGGATACACCTAGGTTTTTAAGAACTACTGATAGTGATGGATATACCATTACTGATAAAACAACATTAGATGCTCAGGTTAAAGAGTTAGCCAGAGTTCTTGCTAATGGTGCTAATCCTACAGATAGAATAGATAAACAAGATTTATTAAGAAGTATGAATAATGTTATTAAAGCATTTCCTGAATACGGTGAAACTTTAAAAAGTTACATATATCAACTTCAATAAATAATTAAAATAAAAAAACCCACTCACAAGGTGGGTTTTTTTATTGACATACGGTTAGTACACAAAAAATATAGTTGTCTCCTGTATAAACATTACTACCAATAATAAATTCATCATCAATAACGTAATTAACGAAAATACCTGTGAAATATGGGTCTAAAAGTAGTTTATTATGTGATGGTGAATTAACCCAAGCATTAAATATTTCAGATGCAACTTGTTCTACAGTTCCTTGATATACCGCCCCGTATAAATTTTCACCAAAAAAATTAAAACCTGTTCTATTAACGTAATTTACCCTTTCATCAAAATTATTAAATGTTTTAGGGTAAGATGTTTTTATTTTTTGGCTATGGTCAAGAGGTACGGTATTAGTTGATGACATATAAGATAATTGCTGTTCATTCAAAGGTTTGGCCTTTTCGTTAACTTTATATGGTACTAATTTATTTTGGACACGGTATTTGTTTACTTTTTGGATAATTAAATCGTTAATTGATTGACCAAAAGTAAAAAACGAAAAGAATAAAAATAAAAATAGGAGTTTCATATTGATTTTGTTTTTACAAATATAATACAAAACTCCATATATAAAAAATTATTTCTTTCTTTTTGTTGGTTTTTTTATTTTAACGTCAGTTTTCTTTTCCTTTTCGTTATACGTTAAAATAAATTTAGAACCTTTTTCAGGATTATCAGTTAAAATTTTTTCTGTGATTGCATCATCCACCCACTTCTGAACCGTTCTTTTTAGAATACGTGCCCCAAATCTTGTATCAGTACCAACCTCAGTTAAATGTTTTTTCAAAGTACCATCAACCTCAACTGTGTATTCTAATTTTTCAATTCTTTCATAGAATTTATTTAACTCTAAATCAACAATCTTTAATAAATCATCTTGGTTTAAATCTTTGAAGTATACGATGTCATCAAAACGGTTGATGAATTCAGGTGCAAACTTTTTGAACAATTCTTTTTCTAACAAAGATTTAATTTCCTCGTCTTTTCTTTCGGTTTTTGTTGATGTTGAAAACCCAACTCCTGTACCAAAATCCTGAACTACTTTTGTACCTACGTTTGATGTCATTAAAATGATACAATTTTTGAAATTAATTTTTCTTCCATGACCATCAGTCAACATACCTTCATCTAACATTTGTAAAAATACATTAAAGATTTCAGGGTGTGCTTTTTCAATCTCATCTAATAAAATTACAGAGTAAGGTTTGTTTTTTATTTTGTTTAAGAAAGGTGAACCTTCTTCATAACCAACATAACCTGGTGACGTTCCTGTTAATTTTGATGTTGAAATTTTGTCAGAAAACTCACTCATGTCTAATCTGATAAGTGCGTCCTCACTATTGAACATGTGTTTTGCCAATTGTTTTGCCAACTCAGTTTTACCAACGCCTGAATTACCAATCAACAATCCACTAAAGATTGGTTTTTTGGGGTCATTAAGACCGACGCGGTTTCTTTGAATTGCTCTTGCAATTTTTGCCACAGCATCGTCCTGACCGATTACCCTTGTCGATAACGTATCTTTTAATGTAATAAGTTGTGAAGTCTCATCTGTAGTAATCTTATTGATTGGAATTTTTGTCATCAAAGAAACTACATCATAAACAACGTCTTCAGTTACCTCACGACGGTATAAATCTCTATTTTCTTCAAACTTTCGTTTTTCGTTTTCAAGTTCAGCTAAAACCTTTCTTTCTTTATCACGAAGATTTGCGGCTTCCTCATATTTTTGTTTGTTGATTACGTCTAATTTTTCCTCTTTGATTTTAGCAGCCTCTTTTTTAAGTTCCTCAATAATTTCAGGTAATTTAATTTCTACCTGTGAACGTGCACCAACCTCATCAATAATATCAAACGCTTTATCAGGAAACTCACGGTCTGTAATATATCTATCTGCCAATTCAACACATAGTTTTAGTATATCATCACTATAACTTACTTTGTGGTGGTTTTCATAACGGTCTTTTGAGTTCTGTAGGATTTGTAAAGTTTCTTCTTTAGTTGAAGGGTCTACAATTACCTTTTGAAAACGTCTTTCTAATGCTCCGTCCTTTTCAATATTTTTACGATACTCCTCCAATGTGGTTGCACCAATACATTGTAATTCTCCACGGGATAATGCTGGTTTGAAGATGTTGGATGCGTCCATAGAACCTGATGAATTACCCGCACCAATCATAGTATGAATTTCATCAATAAAAACAATAATGTCAGGATGGTCATATAACTCCTCCATAATTACTTTCATTCGTTCTTCAAATTGACCACGATATTTTGTACCAGCAACTACAGATGTCATATCTAAAGAAACTATTCTTTTACCCGCCAAATTTTGTGGACAATCACCCTCAAAGATTTTCTTAGCTAATCCTTCCACAATTGCGGTTTTACCACAACCTGGTTCACCAATTATAATTGGGTTATTTTTCTTTCTACGAGAAAGGATTTGAGCAATCCTATTAATCTCATCTTCCCTACCAATTACAGGGTCTAATTTACCTTCTTCTGCGGCTTTGATTAAATCACGAGAAAAGTTATCTAAAACAGGTGTTTTTGATGAGCTATCTTGTGTTTTGTTTTTTGGTTTTTCGTTTCCGTCTGCTGAGTCAATCATATTTTAGTTTTTTATCAAATTTAACTTATATAAACTGAATAATCAATTATTTTTAGGTTTTTGTCATAATGTCATATATAAATTTGACTTTACTGACATTTTGTCATATATTTAGTAGTGGCACATATTTAGTGTAAAAATACAAAAATAAACTTATAAAATGAAATAATACTATGATTAACTGGAGAGAATTTGATGAAATGTTTGATAAAATGTTTTCTATGAGGTCAGATTTTTTTAACGACAAGAGTTGGAATTACAAAACCTATAAATCACCTGATGGAAAATATTCATACACATACATGTCAAAAGGGTTTCAACCAACAGATGAATTAGATGAATTAAAAAATAAATTAGATGTTGCTGTTGAAGAACAAAATTTTGAGGAAGCCGTTAAGTTAAGAGACCAAATTAAGAGTTTAGAAAAAAACAAAGAAAAGATTTCGGAGTTACAAACTAAATTAGATGAATGTATTAAAAAACAAGATTTTGAAAAGGCGATTGAATATCGAGATAAAATAAAGGCTCTCAAATAACAAGAATCCACCTTCGGGTGGATTTTTTGTTTACAACTATTTTACCAATCATTATTTTTTAAATAAAAAATTATGGCAATAACAAGAACTGATATAGTTGGCACAAAAATTATTTGTGAAATTGAGTCTTCTAATTTAGTTAAGACTGAATATGATAGTGAAACAAATATGCTAATCGCAACATTTAAAAATGGTATTATGTATGAATATGAAGAAGTTCCACACAAAATTTACGCACAATTCAGACTTGCAGAATCACAAGGAAAATTCTTTAATACAGAGATTGCAAGACAATACAAATACAAAAAAGTGGAAGAAACAGAATAACCTATGTATTTATAGGTATGGAAAGTGATAGTAAAATCATTAATAGTTTATATCTTCAAGACGAATTAAATCCCGACATTTGGTATCTACCGAATGAAAAACACATGGGAGACCCTGAGGCACAGTTTTATAAACTTAAACCCGAAATCAAAGAAAGACTTCTTAAAGTAAGTGAAATATTTTTAGATTATATCGACATTGATATATATGTTCACGACATCATTCTTATTGGTTCATTAACGGGTTATAATTGGTCTGATTTTTCAGACTTTGATGTTCATATTCTTTATGATTTTAATGATGCTGGCGAAAACGCTGATTTATATAGAGAATTATTTCATTTGAAAAAAACCGTATTTAATGCGAAGCACGACATAAAAATTAAAGGGTATGAAGTTGAAATGTTCATACAGGATTTAAATGAAAAAGAAACTAGTGCTGGTTCATACTCTGTGTTATATAACAAATGGTTAAGGTCCCCTGAAAAAGAAAACTTCAAAATTGATAAGAAGATTATTAAAGAAAAGGCTAATCAATGGATGAGAATTATTGACGGTGTTTTAGAAAATGCTGAAGAGGAAGATTTAAACGACGCAATAAAATTAGTTTCAAAATATAGAGAAAAATTAAGAAAATATAGAACCTGTGGGCTTAAAAAAGAAGGAGAGTTTTCTTATGAAAATTTGGTATTTAAATTCTTAAGAAGAAATGGTTATATATCCAAATTAGAAGATTTCAAAAACAAAATTACTGATAAAAAATTATCATTAGAACAAGAAATTGGCGAATAATTGAAAATTATCAATTAACGATATATTTATATAGAAAAAAATTATGCCAACAACAGCGTGTACTTCATATTATACTACGGTAGTAAAAGGTTATGTTCCTGGTTCAGGTGATACACTTGGAACCGTAGTTACATTTACTACCCCAAAACCGGATTACGGTACTCAGACTAATGATAGTACTAATTTACAATGTAATGCTGTAACATTAGGTGGCTTTAATGGATTAAACAATTAAAAAATAATATTAAAATGGCAGATTTAAGACCAATTGGTAGTGAAAAATTAGAAGGAGTGGATAAGTTGAGAAGGATTATGGAAATCGCAACTTATAAAGAAACCCCAAAAACTGAATTAAATAATTTGTCAACAACAAATTATACCATTCAATTATCTGATGGTAACTTTTATGGTATTGTAAAAGAAAGACAAGGGTATATTATTAAAACAGGTGTCAATGAGTCTAACATGGATTATTCGGACCCTATGAAAAATAGAAAATATTATCGTTCATATTCAGAAGCGATGAAAAAATTAAATTTAATTGTTGCTGAAACAAATAGAATAACTGGTAATGATAATGAAATTCCACTTATTGGTGAACAACCTGAGGTAAAAAAAAAATTCGTACTGAAAACAGCTAAAAAGGACACACCTGCTCCTGAAGCTCCCGCACCTGATATGGCGACTCCGGCTCCTGAAGCACCAGCTTCCGAAGCACCGGCTCCAGAAGTACCGTCTCCCGTAGCACCTGCCGATGACATGTCAGCCCCAACACCTGAAATGGGTGGAGATACTGATATGGGAATGGGTCTCGACATGGGTGGAGAGGAAACACCAGAAGAACCAGAAATGCCAATGGCACCTGGAGACGCACCTATGTTAGATAATGAAACCGATGTAGAAGGTGATGATGAAGAAGGCGGACCAAGTAATTTAAAATTAATCCAAAAACTTACAGGTAAATTAAGTCAAAAATTAAGAATGTTTGATAAAGATAAGGGACTTGATTCACAAGATATTAAATACGTAATTAATTCAATAGTGTCAGCTATTAATTTAAGTAAGTTAGATGACGACGATAGAGAAGACATCGTAGATAAAATTGAAGGGTTTGATGAGTATGGTAAAGAAGGTGAAGGTGATTTAGACTTTGATATGGGAGAGTTTGATATGGGGGGTGAAGAAATGCCAACTGACGAAATGCCAACTGACGAAATGCCAACTGACGAAATGCCAACTGACGAAATGCCAATCGAACCCGAAACTAAAGAAGGGTATCAAACTGTAATGGATTCAATTTTTGGTGAGTCTCAAGTTGAGAAAGTTTTATCAGGTTATTTTGATTTTAAAGAAGAGGAAGCTCCGATTTTAGAGGTAAAAAGTAAAATGGACTTTTTAAAAAATAAAATTAATAGAATTTCACAAAAACAAGAATTAAAAAATTTATCAGTTAATGAAACACAAATGAAGGCTGGGTTAGTTCTTTTGGAACAATACGATAACTCAACTCTAATAGGTAGAACTAATAAAAATAATTTAGTTTTTAATATTAATAATAGAGAAGTTAAACTTACACCAAACGGTAGAACTATATGAATTTAGTTTTTATAAATGAATTAGGACCCAATTTTAGGGGAGATAACATTTATGAATTTATATTTTCAGATATTGATGACGTACACGGTGATGAGTGGGATAGTGAAACAGCAAATGGAAAACCAACACCACCTTACGTTGAATTTATAAAAAAAGTTGGTGTATTAAAAAATTCTGAGGTTGAGTTAGAATTGATACAAAATTCAGATTTTTTTGGAATGTACGATTCTGTTGACGGTGTAATTGCTTTGGGTTGGGAAAAACCTGATAATTATGAAGGGAAAAGATTAGTATTTCAATATGGTGAAAGTATTGAAATTGTAGAAAATAAATTATACGAGAAGGACATCGTATTAAAATGGGAAAAAAATTTAGTTAGTGATGAGACATATGAATAATAAAATAGCAAAACTTTTACACGAAGGGTTTTCGATGACAACTTTAGAAGGACTTAACGAAAAACAATTATCTGTTTTATTTAATAAAATTGTTTCAGAACAACCTAAACCTATTGAAAAAACAGTCACATCTAAAGTAATCGAATTACCCACAGGTGCAAAGACGGCTTTGGGTGGTGCAACCGTATCAAATGAAGCCGGTAAAACTGTTATCACCACAACACCAACAGAAGGTGAAATTGGTGAAGAAGAGGAAGTAGATGTTACAAATGTGGATAAAGGTGAGGACGACCAAGACCCAATTCAAATACAAGGTCCTGATGGGATGGGTGAAGGTTACATTTCAGAAAAGGCAGTTTCAAAACAACAACAAAAAATTATGGGTTTAGCACTTTCAGTTAAAAGAGGTGATACTCCTAAATCAAAAGTTTCTAAACAAGTTCAAAAAATGGCAAAAGAAATGACAAAAAAAGAACTTGAGGATTTTGCTTCAACAAAACATAAAGGTTTACCTAAAACAGTTGATGAAAAAGAGGAAGTAGAAAAATTAGAGGAAAGTATCTTAAGAATTATTGAAAATCATTTACCTCCTCACACTACAAAAGGTGAATTACTAAATTATATTAGAAGAAACAAATAATGAATGTCTCTTTCAAAAGAACAAATACTATTAGAATATGCTAAATGTGCTCATGATACACCATATGCACTAAGAACATATTTACAAACCTACGATAACACACAATCCAAATACGTACCGTTAGAATTATTTAATGACCAAGTAACTTTGGTTAAGGATTATGATACTTGTGAAGAAAATATCGCACTTAAGTATCGTCAGGCCGGTGTATCAACAGTAACATCTGCATGGGCATCAAAACGATTGGTATTTGCTAAAAAATCAAAACCAGAAAAAATCCTAATTATTGCAAACAAACTTGATACTGCCGTGGAAATGGCGAATAAAGTTCGTGCGTTTGTAGAACAATGGCCAAGTTGGTTAGGTGTTGGGTTTTCTCCTGAGAAAAATGCAGCAAGACACTTTAAGTTAACTAATGGTTGTGAGGTTAAAGCTGTGGCAACATCAAAAGATGCACTTCGTGGTTATACCCCTACTATTCTTATTTTTGATGAGGCAGCATATATTGATGCAGATGAAGATTTCTGGTCTGCTTGTATGGCGTCCCTTTCAACGGGAGGTAAAGTAATCGTGATTTCAACACCAAACGGATTCGACCCAATCTATTATTCAATCTATAGTCAGGCTGTTAAAGGTATGAATGACTTTAGAATTACAGAAATGTATTGGTTTCGTGACCCTCGTTATTCTAAAGACTTAAAACTTGTTAAAGTAGAAGATATAATTCACTATATGTTAAATAGGGGTGATTATAGAGATGAGGATATTGTATTAGACTATTCTGAGATTAAAGTTGCGGATAGAGATTTTGAAGAAATAAAACAAAAAATAGAAAAGGGTTATAAACCTTATTCGTCGTGGTTTGAAGCCATGTCAAAAAAATTAAAGTTTGATAAACGTAAAATTTCACAAGAGTTAGAGTGTAACTTTTTAGGTTCAGGGGATAACGTAATTCCACCTGAAACCATGAAAAAAATCAAAGAAAATTTTATAAAAGAACCTGAAAATAAATTTATGGGTGGTGCTTTGTGGCAGTGGAAAGAACCAATTGCAGGTCACAAGTACATTATGGGTATTGACGTTTCTCGTGGTGATAGTGAAGACTTTACAACTTTTACTATTATTGATTTTGATGATAGAGAACAAGTGTTAGAATATATTGGAAAAGTCCCGCCTGATGTGGTTGCAGAAATTGCTTTCAAATGGGCAACTATGTATAACGCATTTATCGTTACCGATATTACTGGTGGTATGGGGGTTGCTACTTCCCGTAAATTACAAGAACTTGGTTATAAAAATCTTTATGTTGATGGAATAAATCCTGCCGATAAATGGAAATGGGACCCAAAACAGAATGATAAAATACCTGGTATTAATTTTAATTCGAAAAGAGTTTTAATTGTTCAGGCGTTTGAAGAGGCTTTAAGATTTGGGTTTATTATAAGGTCTCAGAGGTTATTTAATGAACTTAATACGTTTGTATACGTGAATGGTAGACCTGACCACCAAAAAGGTCAACATGATGATTTAATTATGGCTATGGCCATGGCAATTTATGTTGGTGAATCGTCATTCGCTAAATTAGAGAAAGCAACAGAACAAGCAAAGGCGATGATTGAGTCTTGGACAACAGAAAAACGTGATTTCAGAGATTCTTCACAAAATTTTAATCCGGGGTTACCTGTTGACATATATAACCAATACAGAATGGGTGGGTATCAATCAACAAAGAATGATTATGAAAAGTATTTATGGTTATTCAGTAACAAAAGAGTTTAATTTAACACGGATGAACTTATTATTTAAATAAAAAAATTATGGCAGAACAAAAATATACGGTATGGCAAAGGTTGGGTAAGGTTTTTGGACCTAACGCTACTTTAGACCAACAAACGCCGGTTTTCAAGTTTGATAAAAAAGAACTATTAAAAACCACAGATAAGTCTGAGTTTGAAAAGGAAAAACTACAAGCCCAACAAACCATGTATATTGGTAAACAGTGGCAAAAAGTTGAAAGTAACTTGTATACTCAAGCGGTTTATTATGAACCAACTCGTATGGCATCATATTATGATTATGAGTCTATGGAGTATACTCCTGAGATTTCTGCAGCGTTGGATATCTATGGTGAAGAATCTACAACACCCGATAAAGATGGATATATGTTACAGATTTATTCTGAATCAAAAAGAATAAAATCAGTATTGGCTGACCTTTTCAATAATAGATTAGACATTAATACCAACTTACCAATGTGGACAAGAAACACTTGTAAGTTTGGTGATAATTTTGTGTATTTAAAACTAGACCCTGAGAAAGGAATTGTTGGTTGTCAACAATTACCTAATATTCAAATCGAAAGATTGGAAAAAGGGATGAGGTTCCAACCGGATAAGTATTCTCAAGAAATGGAAAACGATGCATTGAAGTTTACTTGGAAAGAAAAGAATATGGAATTTAACACTTGGGAAGTAGCTCACTTTAGAATTTTAGGTGATGATAGAAAACTACCTTATGGTACATCAATGTTAGAAAAAGCAAGACGTATTTGGAAACAACTTTTATTATCTGAGGATGCAATGTTAATATATCGTGTATCAAGAGCACCTGAAAGAAGAGTGTTCAAGGTGTTTGTTGGTAATATGGATGATAAAGACGTTGATGCTTACGTACAAAGAGTTGCTAATAAATTTAAAAGAGACCAAATCGCAGACCCGTCAACAGGTAATGTGGATATGAGATATAACCAACTTGCGGTAGACCAAGATTATTTTATACCTGTTCGTGACCAAGCGGCAACAAATCCAATAGAAACTTTACCGGGTGGAACAAACTTGGCAGAGATTGCAGATATTGAATATATCCAAAAGAAACTTGTAACGGCATTAAGAATACCTAAGGCTTATTTAGGTTTTGAAGAAGCTGTTGGTGATGGTAAAAACTTATCGTTGTTAGATATTAGATTTGCAAGAACAATCAATAGAATTCAAAAATCTATGATTGCAGAATTAAATAAAATAGCAATCATCCATCTTTTCTTATTAGGTTTTGAAGATGAATTAACAAACTTTACTTTAGGGTTGACTAACCCATCTAAACAATCCGATTTATTAGGTATTGAGGTTTGGAAAGAAAAGATTCTTCTTTATAAAGATGCTGTTGCTGAGATTGCAAATAGTGTTGCGCCTGTATCCGCTTCTTGGGCTAAGAAACACATTTTAGGATTCTCTGACGAAGAAATCAGATTAGACATCCAACAACAGAGAGTAGAAAGAGCGGTTGCAGCTGAATTAGCAAAAACCGCTGAGGTAATCACTAATACAGGTTTATTTGATACAATAGATAAACTATACGGTAAGAAAGATAGTGAAAAACCTGCTGAAGGTGGTGATACAGGAGCACCTGATATGGGTGGAGCGCCTGATATGGGTGGAGCACCACCGATGGGAGGAGAGTCACCAGCACCTGAGGCTGGAGGGGCTGAGTTGGCACCTGAATCATTCAATAAAGATGACCTAAATTTACTACTTGAAGAACATTTATTTGGTCAAAATGATTTTATGAATTTAGGTAAAGCAAGAAATTCATTAGTAGAAATAGATGATAAACTGAAAGATTTGTTAGACAGATAATATTTATAATAAAAAAAGATGAACAAATTTGGACAATTAAAAACTAATATAGAAAAAACAAGTATTGATTTATTTGGTAAAAATAGATTTAATCAATTTATGAAGGAATTCAAATCTAATATTTTAGAGAATAGAGACTTGAGTGAAATTTTCTTCATTTATGATGACTTATCATCAAAAAAAGGAATGGATAAGGATATCGCAACAGACTATGTAAATGAATCAATCGAGTATTGTCAAATTTTAATTGATAACAATAAGACTAAAATATCTAAGTTATCTGAGTGGGTTTCATCTTACAATAGTAATACTGAAAACAATTATAAGAATATTGATACAATCATTTATAATAACTCAATTAAAAACTTAGAGACAGTATTAGAATCTAAAAAACAAATTATATCTAACTTAATTTCTGAAGGTGTAAAAAAAGAAATTAAAGAATCAGTTAACTTACCATTATCAACTATGGTTAAAGTTGCCGAAGACAATTTAAAAAATGAACTAGCTAATCTAAGTGAATCAGACAAAAAAGAAATCACATCGATTTCATCATTATCTAAAGAGGAGTTAGAAAAAGAATTTAACACACTTAAAGAGTCTGTAATAACTAATTTAAAAGGTTCATTAAACGAATCAAAAGAAGATGAAATTAAAACTATGATTGGTCAAACAATTACAAAAATTTCAGATTCAAAATGTACTCACTACGATTTATATAAGTTGAGAAAATTACACCAAGGACTATGAGTAAAAAATACTTTTTTGGTTGGGGTAACATAAAAAAAGGTATTACTGAAATAATCAGAATCTATTCAGAGAAACCATCTTTCTTTTCTAAGAAGAGAATAGAATCAGGAATTGCTTTTATAATAGCCGAGTGGGGTATGATATTTTTCTTACTTAAAAAGTACCCAAATTTAACCATGACAGATTTAGTCATGTGGGCAACAGTTCAGTTCGGAGTTTCGGGATACATTATATATCAAATACAAAAAGAAAAAAAGTTTGAGAAACCAAATGAAAATCAAGAAAGTTGATTTTTAAGTTTTTGAATATATTGCGCTCTTTTTTTCTCACTTCTCCTTTTAACAGAATTCTTTGTAAACTCTTGTCTATCTCGTAATTGTTCAGTTTGCTTTGTCTTATAAACTTTAAATTTATATTGTTTCAAAGCCTGTTCAATTGAAGACGCATTTTTTACTTTAATTATAATCATATTTTTTTTACTTTATAATATAAATATACGGAAAAAAGTCAATTTTGACATTTTTTATTTTTAGACTTACATTTAAAAAAAATAAACCTGAAAGTTATGATTAATGAAAAAAGGAAAAACATCAAAATTAAACATTTTTGATGATGCAAAATGTCTCTACGGTACAGTAGATTCAAAAAATTTAAAATCCATTTATGTGGTACTACAGACTTGGATTGAACCATTGAGTATAGATGAAAATTGGAACCGATTAGTTGGTGAAATAAAAAGACAAATACAACATACATTATTAGAAGTAGTAGATACCCAAACATTCGAAAGAAAACAAATTGTAGATTTAGATTTAAGGACAAGTGGGATACAAAAAAATAAAAAAAGTTTTATGAATATTGAAATAACATTATTTGTTCATAACAACACACACGACTTTAAATCCCCAATATTAAAAGACAAAATTAAAAAAATAGTTTCTTGTGTTTATACTGACGATTTAAAAAATAATAAACATTTTACTCTTAGTAAGACAAAATCTGAAGAATTCAAAGAAAGCTAATATTTATCTCTAAAAGAACTTATGAAAATTTTAGGACCTAGCGATACAGGTAAAGGTATATTAGTTGAGTGGGATGCAGGGATTATTAACCCTAACGAACCACGTAATCAAAGTATTATACGTGAATCTTACGGACAATTAGAACATTCTAAACCATTTGAATTTTATGCAACTCTTCAAAAGTGGGGGGTTCCAAATAGAAACGGAAGAGTATATCCTGAAAAGATATTAAGAAGAGAATCTGAAAAATATCAAGACGCTATTAAACGTGGTATGTCCATTTCAGAATTAAATCACCCTGAATCTTCTTTAATTGACCTTGATAGAGTATCTCACCTTATCACAGAGATGTGGTGGGAAGGTAACGTATTAATGGGTAAGATTAAATTATTAACTACGCCAGGTTTTCATGAAAGAGGTATAGTATCATCTAAGGGTGATGTTGCAGCTAACATGATGAGACAAGGAGTTACTATGGGGGTATCTTCTCGCGGTGTTGGTTCATTAGTTAAAAAGGGTGACCAAAACGAAGTTCAAGACGATTTCGAATTAATTTGTTTTGACCTTGTATCTTCACCGTCCACACCTGGAGCATATCTTTACTTGAATAAAGAAGATAGACCAAGATATGAAGAAAAATTATCAGAACATGATAATACTTTAGTTAGTGTTGGAGGTGGATTAGAAAAATCTGTTGACTTAATGAAAAGATTGTCCGACTATTTAGGAAAGTAAAAAAATTTATTATGGACGAAAAGTATTTTGTAGCAAAAATCACAACTGATATGGTTGATGATAACACAGGTAAAGTTAAAAAAATGAGAGAAGAAAAACTTGTGAGAGGGTTTTCACCGACAGATGTCGAAGCAAAGGTAACGAAAGTTTACGAAACTTATTCAATGGATTGGAGAATTACAGCAATTGTTGAAAGTAAAATTGACGAAGTTATCGAATAGTTTTTTAACAAATTTTTTAAGAAGGGACTTATGGTCCCTTTTTTTATGCTTTTAATTTTTTTCTTGTAAAGGTGGATAAATAAGAACTTTTTTGAATAACGATATATTTATTTAGTAAAATAAACGCATAACGCATTGCATTAAAAAAATGAGTTTGGAAAAAAACGAAAATTTAGTCGAGAAAACTTTACTACAAATAAAGTCAATCGAGGAAGCTATAAGCGAAAACGCAAAAGGAATACTTGCTTCTACAATGAAGGAAGAAATCAGTGAATTAGTAAAGGAGTCATTATTTGGCACAAAATCAAAATCGTCTTTACACGAGCAAGAAGAAGATGACACCGAAGAAGTGGTAGGTGTGGAAACTGACACAGAAGTTGCAGATGATAGTGAAGAGACAACAGACGTTGATGCTGAGGTTAATCCTGAAGGTGGTGAATTTGATATCACTATGATGGATACCGATGTTGATACTGATAATGAAGACGAATTACCTCCCCTTGATATGACAGGGGCAAAACCTGATGAAGTATTGAAAGTGTTTAAGGCTATGGGTGATGAAGATGGAATTATCGTTGTTAGAGACGATAATAAAATACACCTTACTGACAACAACACCGACACTGAATACTTTATTGATTTAGGTGATGATTCAGAAATGCCAATGGAAGAACCTATGGAAGATATGAATGAGAGTGTGATTTATGAATTAGTCTTCGAAGAGGATGAAAAAATGGGTAAACACGAAATGGAAGAAGATTATATGGAGGAAGAAATAGACGAAGAAATTGACGAAACAATTTACGAATTGGAAGTTAGTGAGTCTATGAAACCTGTTGGTATGGGCTTCGGAAAAATGAAAAATGGTTTATCTAAATCATCTGTTAACAACAAAGGTTTCGATGAAGATATGGAAGATGGTATTAAATCAGAGAAAAAAGGAAAAGGTCCTAAATTCAACTACGGTAAAATCAAACATGGTGTTACTGAAAACTACATGGAAGAAGATTACATGGAAGAAGGATGGATGGATGAAGAAATGATTGATGACATGAAAACCGAATCTGACTACATGGAAGGCGATTACATGAAAGGAGACTACATGGAAGGAGATTGTATGGAAGGTGATTGTATGGAAGGTGACGCTATGGTAGACGAATTACCTGGTGAAACTACAGAAGCATCAAGAACTATGACTTACATGAGAAGAGCACAAAGAGACCGAGTTGCAGCACCAAGTCAATTAAGAAAAGAATCTGTTGAAAAAGAACTTAATTTATTAAGAGAGAAAAACGAAGAATACAAAAAAGCTTTAGACTTCTTTAGAAATAAATTAAATGAAGTAGCAGTATTCAACTCAAACTTGGCTTATTCTACTAGATTGTTCACTGAACACTCAACAACAAAACAAGAAAAAATAAACATACTTAGAAGATTTGATAATGTTGAAACTATCAAAGAATCTAAATCACTTTACAAAGCAATTAAATCTGAATTAGACGGAGTAAGTAAAAGTAATGAAGTTGTAACTGAATCAGTTCAAAGAAAACTTGTTAACACTCCTTCAAATGGTTCAGCATCTAATTTGATTGAAAGTAAAACTTATGAAAATCCACAATTCTTAAGAATGAAAGATTTGATGGGAAAAATTAAATAAATAAACAATAAATAAACTCAAATTAAAAAAAATAAAATGGGAGCATTATTAGAATCAGGTCTTGTTGGTAACATCGGGTTAAAACACCTTAAAGTTATCAAAGAAGATACAATCAACAAATGGGATAAATTAGGATTCCTAGACGGTCTTAAAGGACACATCAAAGAGAACATGGCACAGTTATATGAAAACCAAGCTTCTCACCTAATCAACGAAGCGGCTTCTACGGATAGCTCAGGTTCTTTCGAAACTGTAGTTTTCCCTATCGTAAGACGTGTATTCTCTAAATTGTTGGCTAACGATTTAGTATCTGTACAAGCAATGAACTTACCTATCGGTAAATTGTTCTACTTTGTACCTAAAATCCAAAGCTACCAATACCCTAACGCAACTGACGGTCAGTTACACTACCCACCAATTGGAGGTCCTAACACACCTAACAGTAACATTGGTCAAGGTTATAATTCAACGGATAAAAACCTTTACGATAGATTTTACGAAGGTTCTGAACCAACATTAGACCCTCCAGGATTATTTGACTATTCTAAAGGTAGATTCTCGGCTATAACTACAAATGCTGTAACTGTTGCTTGGAGCAGCGGTCAATTAGTTGAGTCAGCATATGCTGCGGGCGAATACAGAAAAGTTCTTTTAATTCTTTCAGGTTTCTCTAGTGCGGGTGCCGGTAAATTAATCGGACCTGAAGGTCAAGAAATGGATAATGAAGCTTTCTTATCTGATTTACAAGTTAACGCATTAACTGGTGTAGGTTCACCTGAAAGAGCATTCTCAGGAGCGGGTACTTCAGACTTACTTTTCCGTGTAGTTACTCAAAAATATGGTAAAGGTATCGTTCAATACGGTTCACAACAAGCTACAACTTTCTACAGTGGTAGTTACAAGGGAAATGGTGGTTCTTATGACAATATCTGTGATGCAGCAGGTTTCATCTACTTAGAAGTTGATTTACAAGTACCATGTGCAATCGGAGCTAACTCAATTGATGGTTACTCAGGTTTAACAACTACATTTGCCGCTGCGGCAGGAGGACAATTTTCATGTTCTTATAGAGTATACGAAGAATTAGAATTCGAAGACAAAATTGGTGAGGTTTCTTTCGACTTAGAATCAGTAACTGTTTCTGTAACTGAAAGAAAATTAAGAGCACAATGGTCTCCTGAATTGGCACAAGACGTTTCTGCATTCCATAACATCGATGCTGAAGCTGAATTAACAGCTTTATTATCTGAGCAAGTAGCAGCAGAAATCGACCGTGAAATTTTACGTGACTTACGTAAAGGTGCAGCTTGGAACTTACGTTGGGACTACAACGGATGGAAAAGAGGTACTTCTTCTAACCCTTTAACTCAATACACTCAAAAAGATTGGAATCAAACATTGATTACAGCAATTAACCAAATTTCAGCACAAATCCACAAATCTACATTAAGAGGTGGAGCTAACTGGATTGTTGTATCTTCTGAGATTTCCGCTATCTTTGACGATTTAGAATACTTCCACGTATCTAACGCGTCTCCTGAGCAAGACCAATACAACATGGGTATTGAAAGAGTTGGTACATTAGCTGGTCGTTACCAAGTTTACCGTGACCCTTACTTCCCACCGAACACAGTATTGTTGGGACACAAAGGTTCTTCATTGTTAGATACTGGTTACGTTTACGCACCATATGTTCCTCTACAATTAACACCTACAATGTATAACCCATTCAACTTCACACCTATCAAAGGTATCATGACAAGATACGCTAAGAAAATGGTTAACAACCGTTTCTACGGACGTATCACAGTTGATGGAGTTAGAACATTTGACTTGAGAGAATTGAGATAATCAATTAAAAACAGAATAAGAAAAGGTCAGAG